CAATATTACTACAGGAATCAGTACCAGTTAAAAATGAGTTTGGGGCTACTTCTATGGAATGGGTAGACTATCTGCAAACAAGAGCCAACATTAAGTTTAATTCTGGTAACAGGGTTAATCAGAATAATGAAATATTTACTTCTTATACACTGACTTTCACAATCAGGTACTACCATAAGGTAAACGAGCAAATGAGAATTATCTATCAAGGTAAGAAGTATAGGATACTGGCTATCAATTCAGACAGGGCAAAACAATCTACAGAAATCATAGGAGAGCTTATTAATGAATAACGGTGTAACTGTAGACGCTTCACAAGTGCTAAGAATGTTTAGTGAACTTAATAGCAGACAGCAAAAGAATGTGTATAAGAATGCACTACGGAAAGCTGGACGAATTTTGCAAAAGGAAACGAAAACACAACTAAGAAGCGTAGTAGGTAAGGCAATAAATCATAAGAATAGATGGAACGGCAAAACTTTAGGCAATGGTGTAAAGATGAAAGTGGACAAGGAAGCAACAGAAGCGAAAGTTCATATAATGGGCGACTTTAGGTTAAAGTTCTTTGAGATGGGAACATCTGCCAGACAGCTTAGAAAAAATGGAGCTAACAGAGGTAGAATGAACGCTTCTCACTTTTTCAGGACTGCCAAAGATAATAAGGAACGTGCCATCTTCGATAATATAAATCAAATGGTTGAAGAATCAATAACAAGGATTGCTAATAAAAAATGAGCTTACAAATAGGAAAGGCTATCTATCATTTATTAAAGAAAGATGGCAGGATAAAAGAAAAGGTAGGTTCTAAGATATATCCTTTGATAGTTGAAGAATCCACCACTTTTCCTTTTATCATTTATAAAAGAACCAATATCACACCAAACTACACTAAAGGCAGTTATTCCGTTAATGAATCTGTTACGGTTGATGTAGTTATAGCTTCTAAAGATTACATAGATACCATTGAACTGGCAGACTATGTAAGGGATGCTTTAGAAGGTAGAAGGGGTAACTTTGCAGGAGTAGAAATAAATGATATAAGGATGATTAGCGCAGATGAAGAATACATAGAAGATACATTCATTCAGAATTTAACATTCGACATAAACACAAATGGCAAACAAAATACTTAGAGGTAATGACCTGATGATTTTTAAAGATACAACTGGTGCTGGTACTGCTTATAAAGCATTGGCATTTTCAACCAGTTGCCAGCTTTCCTTAACAGGAAACACTTTGGAAACTTCATCAAAAGACGGTGGTAAGTGGACTAGTAAAGCTGTAAGCAAGTTAAGCTGGTCAATTACAACTGACAATTTATATAGTGTAGAAGATTTTAATGCTTTAGTAAATAGCTGGATAAGCAGGGAAGAACTGACTGTTGCTTTTGCTGTATGCACCAATGCAGACAGTGACACAGGTATGCCTGCCGATGGCTGGACTGCTGGCGGTGGATATACAGGCAAGGTAGTTATCACCAGTATTACTGCTAATGCTCCAGATAATGACAATGCTACTTATTCTGTTACTTTGGAAGGAACAGGGGCTTTATCACCTAAAGTAGCGTAATATATTCACTGGGGAAGCTGTTACAGTTTCCCCTTTTTTATTTATATACTATGGAAATTCAAATTAAAGGTACTGCATATAATATACGATATACTATCAGAGCTATGTTTGTGTTTGAACAGATAACAGGCAAGGTATTCAGATTGGAGAATCTGACGGATTACTACCTGTTTTATTATAGCCTGTTGGTAGCCAATAATCCAGATTTGCAAATGACATTCGAGGACTTTATTAATGAATGCGATGATGAACCAGCCTTAGTTATCCAGCTACAGGATTTTCTTTCTAAGGAGATGGAAAAGCAGTCTGCATTCATATGTGATACTGTAGATTCAAAAAAAAAGTAACGATTAGCGAATTGTATGCTTTGATAGTTCTGGAAGCAGGTATAACACCTGATTATTTTCTGGACAGTATGCAAATGTATGAGGTGAAGGCAATCTTGGAGAATCTGCAATATAAGAATAAGACTGGCTGGGAACAGGCTAGGATGATAAGCTATATCATAGCCCAAACTAACAGTACCAAGCAGTTATCACCTACTGATATTATGAAGTTTGATTGGGATGAAGCCAAAGAAAAAGATACTTCTATCAGTAAAGACGATATAGCCAGACTACAGGCTAAAGCTAATCAATTTATAAACACACAAAACTAAATATATATGGCTGATTTAGTAACCAGACTATTACTTGATTCATCTGGTTTTAATAATAACATAGTTAGGAGCAGTAGGCAAGTACAGGAGTTTCAACAGATAACAGGCAATATAGTAGGTACTATAGGAAAGTTTGCTGCTGGTATTGGAATTGCGACTACTGCCAGTGACGCTTTTATGAAGATAATAAGAAGCTCACAGGCTACTAATGATGAATGGGACAATACATTAAATTCCTGTAAAGGAACTGTAGATTTATTCTTTCAGTCTATGTCTGCTGGCAGTTTTGAAGCATTTAATAACGGTGTTCTTTCTACAATAAGGAATTTGAAAGAACTTTCTGCTTTGCGTGATTCGTTGAATGATGCTAAGTTATCAATGGGATTCAATACTAAAGTCTTTGAAACGGAGTTTACGAAATATGAATCTATAATCAGAGATACTACCAAAAGCAAGCAGGAACGGGAAAAGGCATTTAAAGACTTGCAAAAGTTGAAAGACGATTTTAAAATAGATGTTACTGATGTCTTGGGAGGTGCAGAAGAAGAACTTATTCAATCATTGAATATTAGAACAGGACGAAAAGACTTTAATATTAATGATATACATAAATATATATCAATCAATAATAATGATTTTTCATCTAGAAATGAGAAAAAGGCATTAACGGAGTATCAAGACCAGTTAAAGGCATACGAAAAGGAAATAAACCAAATACAAGGCAGGATTAATTCTACCAGAGGTGATACTAATGAATGGACAGGTGAAACCAAAAAACAGATGAGGGAAAAACTGTCTTCTATTAAGCAACAAATGGAACTGTTCAAACAACAAAATTCAGAACTTGAAAAGCAGAATTTCTTGAATCAGGATAATGATGCCAATAGAGGTGAAATGATTAAAAACTATGAATATGCTTATGATTTGAAAAAGCGTATGTATGATTTTGATAAACGCACATTGGAATTACAGAATAGTCTTAAACCTGCTGGAGGAAATAATAAGGTAAAAACAGAAGAAGTAATTCCTGCTGGTTCTGTTGCTGAATTGGATAAGCTGATAACGGAAGCCAGAAAGAAGTATGCTGCTGCCATTACAAACGATGCCAGAGTATCTGCACTAAAACTGATACAGGAACTGGAACAGAAAAAAATAGTTCTGAATATTACTGCTAAATATAACAGTAGGGAGCAGGGAGATTTAAAACCTGCTGGTATTCCATCTGTTAAAGGCTTTAATTCAAAGGATATTGGTAAACTAACTTCTCCATTTGTAACAGAAGAAGATGTAAAAGTAAATAATGATTATGCGACTTCATTAGGAGCTATTGCTACTGTTATGGGTTCTATATCCCAAATGACAAATGAAGGTGCTTCTGCTTGGTTAACTTGGAGTGCTAATTTAATGACAGCTATAGGTACTGCTATTCCTGCTATAGAAGCTCTTATTGCTGCAAAGAAAGCGGAGTCTATAGGAAATGCCGTAGCCAGTGCCACGCAAACACCAGTAGTAGGTTGGTTGTTGGCTGGTGCTGCTGTAGCTTCTGTAATAGCAGCTTTTGCCACTATGCCACAATTTGCCAATGGTGGTGTAGTTGATGGCAGTTCCTTCTTTGGTGATAAGGTGTTGGCTAGGGTGAATAGTGGTGAAATGATTCTGAATAAAAGTCAGCAGTCCAATCTGTTCAACCTGTTAGACGGTGGTTCATCTGTAAAAGGAGGTGCTATGTCAGGTGAAGTTGAATTTAAGATTTCAGATAAAGCATTGGTTGGAGTTTTAAAACAACACAATAATAGAACAAACAGACTAAGGTAAAATGGGCTATCAATTAATATATAACTCATCTTTTAAGGATATAGATGAGAATACTATCAATATTGAAATATACAGAGATTCAGGAGGAACTTTGATAGCTTCTGAATTACTCTGTTCTGCTGATGCAGTTTCAATTAACTATGAATCAGATGATGATGTATTCAAACCAATCAAATGCTCAGATTGCCAGATTAATGTCTTAACAACTAAGGTACTGGCTAATCTCTACACAGCATTAGGAAACCAGATATATTGTACCATCTCAAAGAATGGTTCTTTATTGTGGTGTGGTTATTCAGTCCCCTGTCTTTACAGTACGGATTATAATGAAGAATATAATTTGTTATCCTTGCAGTTCAATGATATTCTTTCATCTCTTGGTAACTATAACTACACCTATCTAAATGAAAAGCAGTCTATAGTGTCTTTTTATCAGGTAATCAAACATATCATAAGCCAGATTGATACTAATGAACTAATAAAGAATGTCTATGTACATAACGCTAAGAAAATAAATGATACTACTGATTTACTAAATAACTTATTCATCCTTGATAGGAATTTTTTTGATGAAGCAAATGAACCAGAGAATTGTAAAGACGTATTAGAATATATTGCAAGGTATCTGGGTATGACTTGCTATTATTATGGTGATTCTATTTACTTCGTGGACTATGATATTATTAAGAATATCAATTCATATACTAAATATACCCTGTCAGATGATAGTAATACGGTGGTAGCACTTGATAACACCGTTATTAATGTTAATCAGAATATTTATGAAAGTAATGCCAGTATAGCTATTGGTGAGCTATATAATAAGGTGGTGGTAGTTGCTAATTCAAATTCTAATAATACTATAATTCCTGAATGGAATGATGAGGATGATATTATAAATCAGAATGCAGACGCAAATAAGTATTATGAATCGACAAGGGATATTAGTGGTAAGAATTATACGTTGCTGAATGCTTTCTTTAAATCGAAAAATAATTGGTGGTGGGCTAAACCTTCTATTCTTGCTGTTCCGATTGAAGAAGTAACGCCACAGAATGCAGACGGCTGACGAATCGAACCACCTGTATCCGAACCCAGTGCAGCAGTTGCAAGGGAAGCAGATACACACGCAGCAGAGCCACCAGAAGAACCGCCCGGTACACAATCCTTTCCGAATGGATTCTTTGTCTTTGCAAATGCAGAAGTCTGTGTAGAACCACCCATTGCAAATTCATCCATGCTGGTTTTGCCGAGCATAACTGCATTTTGTGCGTTTAACTTTTCCATAACGGTTGCATTGTACGGCGGAATGAAATCCTCCAGCATTTTTGATGCACACGTTGTGCGAACAC